ATATAACACAGATATCCCCGTTTAAAAGTCCGTGCGAATCGTTAGTGACTATGGTTGTGGGCTGCCCATTCGATGGGCTTTGTATAGTATATGAAATTTGGCTAATAGATGGTGCTAAAATCCACATTTGCCATTCACTGTTGTCGGTTATAAATTGCCAGACTTTATTGTAAGCCTTCAACGGATTATTTGTTGTACTTTGATTAAGGTAAAGTGATAATAGGTCTGATGTGTGGACGACATAATAATTTGCCTCACCTAACTGTGCATATCCTGCGGTAGGCAAGTCAGTTCTATAATCTGGCAAATAAGAACTTCTAAGTTGAAAAATGTTTGTTGATGGAACGGCCGGTTGTGTTATCCAGTTAGAGTCATTAGCCACCAGATCATATACCTCACTAAACGGATTATTACTGATTGCACCATAAAATCTTATCCATTGTGGGTCATTGTTGACATCTACTTGTGGAAGTAAAAATTCTATTTCGGTGTTTAAGGCTGTCGCGCCATATGTTCCAACACGTATGATCCATTCATCGTAGTAATTAAAATTTGTTCCAGTAGGCAGTATGGAAGATGAACGTAGTAATGAATCTATACTGGACAAAGTGCCCTTGTGTTTTATAAATCCTTGATAAAACTGAAATTCAACAGAGTTATCTAATAGCAGATTATCCAAATATTTTCTTGATTGATATCCAAACAAATGCTTGGATAGGTTAGAGATATCAGTATCATCAACACTGCCAAGAGTTGTTGAATTAATACTTACATTAGTGCCACCATATAATATTTTGCTGTAATTTTTTGGTTCATCAATGTTGAAATATTTGACTATATCACCAGCAGTTTTTTCAAAATTGTTGGTCAGTGTCCATGTATTTCCTGAAACAGTTGTGCCATTTACAGAAACATTATTTTGAACAACAAGATAACCAGGAGCATTTATTGTACCATCCCAACCATTTGCACGATAACAAAAAATCTTTATCCTTTGCTGTTGTATATTGTACAGTGGGTCATATATGACATCACCAAATGCCGTAAAATTGTCAAAAAATACAGCACTTTCTACTGTTGTTGTAAACAACCGTAGTCCAAATATACCTTGATTATTTGTTGGCTTTATATTGAGAGATTTTTCTTCTCTAGTTATGTTCAAATCGTATGATTGTATTTGTGCACCAGCACGGTCTATAACTGGGAAAGTGCCAGAAATACTACCATTTAAGTATTGTATCATGCCCATTTGAGTAGTTAGGGTGGTAGATGTTGCACTTGGGCTTAACGCAATTAATGTTCCATTACTCCAACTTCCCTGTGCCCAAAGTAAAAATTCTTTGGCACTTTGATTCCAATTTAATACATTTCCTGAATCTGTATCAAATTGTTCAAATACCCACCCTTGAGATGTTAACCAACGCCCATAACTAATTATAAAATCATAAACTTCTTGATATGTTTGGAAAATTGTATTGTATAAAACTTGATCTACAGTATTGGTAATAGCGGTTTGATACTCAATTACCTGAATATTCCCTATTACTACATTATTTTTTGGACCCGTTGTATTAGATGGTAATATATTGAAATATTGATCGATAGCATCATACCCAAATACTTGCCACCCTGAATCAACTTGCTTGACAATAACTCCGCTATAAAAGAAAAGTCCGTTTGCTGTGCTTCTGTAAAGGTAGGTTGAAATATTTTCACTGGGAATTAATTGACTATTATAACCAATCTGACCAAAACTATCAACCACTGCACGGAAATTACTAGAATTTATAAAACCACTCATACGATGCGATAATTTAACATCTGCACCCCTTAATATGTTTCCTAGATAGGATGTAACTGCTAGATTTTGGCTAAGCAAAAATTCAGTAATCCATACTTGGAAACCTCCACTTGCATAATATGCCAAAGTCGATTCATTGGGAATTGTTATTCCAGTAACCAAACTATTGGGAGTTTCACGGTTGATGTAAAATTGATTACTTGACCTTCTAGTATTTGTGTCCTGATAGATCCATTGATTATTTTGATAATTTTCAAAAATATTTTTTGTTCTTAAAGTATCCCAGGTATATTCAACGAATGCAGCAGGCTTCATCAAATACCCAACGCTTGAAATCACAAACCGGAAATATTGTGAGTTTATCCATACGGATTCTACCGGTCCTCCATCTCCAAAAATCCAAGGAGATTTAGCATCGTATCCGGTTGGAATGTATGCAGCACAGCCTGCCTGTACAGGAGGTAAAAGATTCCCTTGTGAATCTACTGGAATACAATTTAATAACCCAGGACGTGCCCAATATGAATAACTTCCAGCAAGAGGTCCTTGCCTTATAGTACCAGATGCCAGATCTTGCCAAAGTGAAGTATTTCCACTTGTATATGGTGCAGCACCGTATTGAGATTCCCACCAAGATGGTTGTTGGCTGAACCCTAACATTTCCCAGGGGCATAGGTGTGGTCGGTCAGTATCATAAAACCACCTGTAAATTCCCTGCCAATGCCCAGGTATAGGATTACCATCTTTATCTGTTACACTTCTATAATTGAATGAAAATGGATCTTGTGGATTATATCCTGTATTGCTTTGATAATCCACTTGATTAATTATTGTCCACTTGTCAAATGGACCTCGTTGTAATTGTATGAATTCATCACGAGTGTAGTCAGATTGCCTCCATTTACCAGGTGTATAGGTAACAGTATTAAAAACCAACCGTGCTTCGGAATTTTTATATGATTCTGGAAGATTATTGAACATATTAAGTTCAAATTGCAGCCATGCTGCTGCAACTGGATTGGTCAATTGTTCTGGGTTGGTGGTGTATAATAGACCATGAAGAATAGTTCCTAGTTGCTCCCCTTGATTATCAACCATAACTATACGTGCCCCATCATGGGTTTGTATAGATAATTTTGGGGTGTTAAATGAAGTATCAAAATATACCTGTGGCTGATATGCCGGAGTCAACCCTAATCTTGTTGGTGTAGCAGGAATATAAAGTGGTGTAGTTGCAGGAATTTGTGTGTATGCACCTGGATAATCTCCATATCCTGTATTAGCCCATGGACTTGTAGATGTCTTTCCAATGTTAATTTGATTTAAAGCAGTTGTTAACCACAGACTAGTATTATAAGGGTCACAAACTGTTTCTGTACTGGCCGCAAAGCCTTGTTGCGATGCAATAGAAAATAACGCTCTAAGTAAACGATTATAAAATCTGGTATAACTTGATTCTGCATATTGTATTGCTTGGATTGGGTCAGTAGGTGAACAAGCAGAGTCAATTTTTGATAGTGGTATAGTGTTTAAAATACCTAATTTAAGCATGGGTGCACGATGCTGGAGAATACTTAGACCTAATCCACGTTTTTGTGCACTATCTCTATAATTATTACTGCCGAGAGATTTGCCTGTAAACCCACTTTGATTTTCTATGATTTGCTGAAATTGTTGCAGAAACTGACTTCTGCTTACCATAGTAATTTCTAGATTGTTTGGATTGGCAGACAAATTTAGTGGGATATCATAATAACCTGAGATTGTTTCCGGTGCTACAGGATTCCAACTATAAACAGTTACTATGCTACCAGAGGTGACAGTACTAGATAGAGTAACAGTATTCCCGCTCACGGTATAATCCGTGCCGTTTTCTAACAGGGTTTCTCCTTGATTCACATTTAGATACACAAAAATAGTTGGAAGATTATCTTTCAATCTTTTTGCGGGTTCTTGGTCAATTACAAATGCAGATGTATCGGCTGTTACAATAAATTCATTTATTATATACTGACGACTTGGTTGCGGTGCAGGGTACCATGAATTTACATAGTTTTCTACTGTATTATCTTGAATTTTTACAAAACTATAACCAACATAAGAAGTTTTTGTTGAACTTTTTGTATAGGTTATTGTATCCGTAACTATATTATTATTGAAAATCCAGTCTCCAAATTGATCTAATTCAAGAGGCTGTCCTATATAAGTGTCAATGGGTTGATTTGGGTCAACAGAAAAAGAAAACACCTGACTACCCGAAAAACTACTATTAGGGTAAAGTACTGGGTCATTTAATTTGTTGCCATCAACATCATATAACTGAAAAAGTGGAGCAATCAATCCAGTTTTTTGTTGACAATTATTTGTCCAAACATCGTTTTTGTATAATAAATTCTGTCCTTGGAAATGACCAAACACAACTGTAAGTCTATCACCAGATATCGGTAGACCATCACCATTAATAGAATTGGATGCATCTAGCGTTAGTTCAATGACTCCACTACTCACACCTGATACAATGTAAATTAACCCACTTGCACCATAGACTTGTGGAGCACTGCTTAATATTCTCATTCCATCTTGGAGATAAACACCATCGATCTGCCAAGATGGTTGGCCAATGATGGTTTCTAAAAATGTAGTTGTAACAGAATCAACTAAATCTACAACCCCACGATTATTAGCACCATAGTCAAATAATTCTATGTTTGCATCAAATTGAATAATTGGTCGTGCTGCTTGTTGAGTTGATGCGTCTGTCAACTTTGTATTTGAAAGAGTAACTGTATCACGATGAAACCATCTATTCCCACTGCTCCATTGGTTGCCATCGTGGGATGCACGGTTAATAGTAATATAAATTGGTGTTGTTAAAGAATCTCTGCTCCATCCATAGATGTCCCACCCACTACTATCCCATGCCGCACTAGTGGAATCGGTAACATTTACTAATTCTATACTTCTACCAACATTTTCTATTATCAATTGTTGATTATTCAGTGCAAGATTTGCATCATCAGTGGGAATTATTTTTAATCCCGTCGTAAAAACCAGGGGATTTTCAGATGTATATGTTGCAATGGTGCCATTGCTAGTATACAAAACCGAACCAACATATTTGTATTGTTCTTTTCCTACTACATCTCTTTGTAAATCTGTACTATTCAACAATGAAATACCGTCTGGACCATTTGGAAGCCAAAAATAATTGGAATAGTTCACAAACATATCCAAGTCTATAGGTGGACTCCAACTATAGTATTCTTGACTAAACAAACGGTCTGGGTTATTGGTGATACCGCCTTGAAATGCTATTTGATTTACAAGGTCAGAGTAGAATATTGCATTTGTTAATTCAGGGTTGTTTAGTGGACTGCTTATTATTGTTGGGCTTAATTGATAATTTTGACGGTCTTTATTGGGCTCTGGGATATAGAAATCTCTGGTTGAGTTATACCATGCAGGAATATTACCAATATAACCATCCAAAAATTCTACACTGGAAGGTTGGAATAATTGATTTACTGTTGTATTGAATAATTTTTTAAGAGAGTCAGTTTGCAGGTAACCTGGAAGTAACTCTATAGGATATCTTTTAGTGTAGGTATTATCTATATTAGCCATTGCTGTTGGTAATTCCTAAAACTGATTCTGTTAAACTTTGCACTATTTGAATGTTGTTAACTGTTGCACAACTTATAGGTATCTGGTCAGGTCCTACTTGAATTTCAAACAGATCACCAAATACTGCTTGAGAACTAACTGGACGCATAACAATTGAACCAACGATAGTCGCTAAGTTTTGATGTATGTAAGCAGCCATTTCTGTAAAGAAAAAACTATCACCAAAATCCCAACTCCTCAAAGAGAAATATTGATTTATATATTGAATTACTAGACTTTGTATTTGGTTGTTTGTGAATGTAGTACCAGGCACTGGTACTACTACAAAATCTGCCTGTAATTCTGCTGCTGCTTGACTGCCAAATAGCAAGACATAGGATACTGGATGCCATACCATTTGGTCTGTCATCATTGCATATTGTTCTAGATTACTGAATTTGGCAGCAAGTTGTGCACTGGTCTCTGGTACAGGCAGGGTTTGTAATGACCCATTAGTTGCTATCCAATTACGTAAGGATGTATCATATGATGTTGTTAACACATACATATCAATTACATTAGTTACTGCTGGATTAATTCTTTGGTCAGTTGGTGCATAATGAACCCACAAGAAACTTAGATTGTTTCTTCCAATTCTTACTTTGTAATTGCTTGTTACATCTACAAGAGTGCCTGCCACAGTTTTGCTAGTAGATTGATATTGTAGCATTTTACTTTGGTTTATTACATACACAATTTTATTCTGTGTCCAATAAGAATTAATTGAATTTCCTGGCGGAATTACAATAGCAGGAACTTGACTGATATCTTGAAATATTTGAGAAAGTGGTAATTGTATAGGCTGCCAATATTGATAACCGTCTGAACTAGTAGATTTAACCCAGAATAAAAGCAAACTAGCACTATTGCTAGGGTTTACTATTGCATTATATTCATTTGGGTTATCTGGAGTACCTACAGTATTACTCTGCCACATTGTAACTCGGACACTGCTGGGGTTGGCATACCCGTCCGGGTCTATTTGTTGTCCTACAATTTGCCATAGATAATCTTGTCCAAGACTTGCCTGAGGATAAAATATCAAATTAACATTTGTGCCAGATTGAGAAATTGGTTTAGTTACTGTAATACTATTTCCAATCACTGATACAACGTTAGTGTTTACAGGAATACCATTACCAATAACAATTTGTCCCGGTTGAATTCCTGTAGAAGAATTGACTAGGAACTTGTAACTACCACTGGATAAGGTAGATGATGAGGTTTGGAATATATCTGTTTGTCCTGTGGGATTTGTTCCTAGGATATTAACATAATCTTTGTTAATTGTTCCTGTGGTTGGATTAAATGATTTACTGTAAGTATTAAAATAAAACTGGTTTTGTCCAGCACTTTCAAATATATACCTAAATGCGCGAGATTGGGCAACCCATGCCGAACCATTCCAATTGATTAACAGCAGCCAGGAATTATCTTTATTAGTGTTTGATTTATCGCCCGCATATGTCATACTAAATGTAGTTGCAGAATTTAGATCTGCTGTTGGTATGACAATCCAATAATCTAACGTTCCTTGTGTATTTGGTATTCCTCGTTGCTCATATCTTATCCCAAATGTTTTTTTCGCAGACATAGCAGTTGCTATTGCTGTAATACTGCTTTGGTTTAAGGTGGTATTAAATGCTGGAATAATCTGAATCGGTATATCACTACTAGTAACTGGAATACTCAGTGTTACGGCACCTGGACCAGCATTAGCACCAGTTGAAACACCAGTGGTTGAGCCTGTTAGATTTAGCCCGGTTCCATCGCCAACGATACCAACAATACTTGCATAGACACCACTGGAAAATTTAATGATACTGCCTTTGGTTAAGTATTGTAGGAAACTGTTTGTTGGCGCATAAGAACCTATTTGTATTGCACTAGCACCAACAAAAAACGCACCTGTACAGGATTTAGTGGAACTTGTAATTGTGTTCCAAACATACCCACTGGGCACAGTGATTTTAGGATAATTGTAATAATAAAACTGTTCTAATTCTACACTTTCTATCGCATCACCGAAACTGCCATTTATCATGGGTTGTATTTGTGTGTTTACAACAACATTTAGATTTATACCCGGTGTGTTGAGTATGATATTTGTTGATAAATCCGTTTCACTGTAAAAAATACCATCTGTACAAATGATGTTCAAATTATTATAGTTTCCAGTTGGGTCATTAATAGCCAGATATCTGCTTTGTCCACTGTAAAATCTGTTAACTGCTTTTACTTTTAATATTTGTGCCTCAGCAAGTGGCAGAAGATTATAGTCTTCGCCATTCACCATTCTGTCTTGTGAATAGTATGTTTGGGGAGCAGATAGTGCTATTTGCTCATTAGTTTCACCACTTTGTGCATTTGTTACTGTGTATTGCAAATTGGTAGTAAATGCTACATTCCAAAAATTATTCAAATTGTCAGCATAAGAAAAACCAAATATTTGGTTTTTTATATCAGCAGGTGTGACTTGATATGTTAGATTATTACTAACTCTGTACCATACTCGTACTATTCCAACTGGAACATTACCAAATGTACCATCAGCAAACCGAATGCTTATTTGGTCATTACCGTTAACATTTCTACTGATAACACTGTATATGTTTCTAACATTGTTAGCAAGGCTATTATAAATTATGTTGTTGCCAGTCACTGCGGGCACTTGTGTCCATTGAGACTGCACTAATCCATTAGTGTCAATAAGTTGTACCCATACATCTGTTTGGTTTACATTATCAGCATTGACATCAATAATTCTATTTGGTATGGGGTCTGTACATGAATAATCCTGATATTGCATGGTTCCCTGTTTGAAGTAAAGGAAAAATCCGGTGTTAGGACTGGAAAATCCATTACCATCATTTTGATAAATGATATTCCAACTGTTTAGTGGGTCAGGAGAAATTTCATAAAAAGCGCCAGAATTAAAAATGTTTTGTGTCGTACCACTATTAAAATTCACATTAACCAATTCGCATAACAAAGTATTTCCTGCTGCAGTTGCAGTAAATGGCAGAACACTAGTTGGTATGCTAGTGTTATTCATTTCATAAATTTCAGTAGGAATACCATTTACGGAACCCTTATGAGTAGGATTTCCAAAAGTATTTGTAGAATTCAACGTGGCATTAATTACTAAAATAAACTGTTCATACCAATTGGGATTGTTTAGGTCATTCCAATTAATGGGGATATTTTGTAGATTATTGCCGTCTGGGTCAATTACTGGTTGATCAGTAATTACACTTGTAATTTGTATCAATCCACTTGCGGGAATACTGCGTTGTGGGTGATATCCCAGCATTCTTGCCAATTTAAAAATACTATCACGCCGAGTTGCTGTTTCCAGAAAATTTTCTCTGGTATTAAGGTCCATGCGGAACGCTAAACTTTGTCCTAGATACGCTAGAAGGTCTATTATGGCAACAAATTCCGAACTCTCAATCCAGTCATTGAAAGATTCTGGATAGTTTAACCTGATATAATTAATCATGGCAGTTCTTATGGTAGAGAAGTCATAAGAACTGAAATTTATTTGGGTATATGCAGTATAGATAACCTGCCAATCCTGAGCGGCAAATAGTTGACTCTGTCTAACTTGTTGTGTCGTGGCCATTAATACTCATTCCTTTATGCCATAGAGGCACTTCTTGTATCAAAATCAACCTGAAAAGTTCCGTATGCCTTCCATGGCACATAAAATAAGGTCATTTGAATACTTAACCCATTATCCTGCTGAACTACATCTATGGATTGAAGTTGAACACGTGGGTCCTGGTTGACTACCTGTTCAGCCTGTGAAATAATTAAATTTCTCACCTCGTCTATGGGTTCAAAAAGATAATCATATCCGCCAAAGCCATATCCAGGCATCATTAACCGTTCATTAGGGCGGGTGTTAAAAGTGTTTAGCAAATCTTGATTTACAATTTGAATGTCTGCTAGTTGTTTGCTTCCAACCGAGTTTACGGTGCTGAATCCAACAAACATGTTTTTGCTTGTAA